TCGATAGTCCTGAAAATTCTTCCGTCTTCTAAGAAACGAGCTAATGATTTACGATTCTGGTGATGCCGACGCGCTCCGGCTAATAAGGGCTTTCCACAAAATTAGCGACCCAGAGGCTCGGCGCATCATTATTAAAATCGTCCAGGCGGCTGCTCAGGGTGCAACGCTCAAGGTCAAAGAGCCCGAAACAAAGCTATGTCGCGACCTCGGCTAGGACGTCGGAAGATACCAGAAGCGGCCGACCGAGACCGTGTATCCGAGTGGCACGTGCCTGATGGCAGTGAAGCCGGCCTGGATCATGACGTCCTGATTCGTGCCGCCGACTGACGGCGAGCCCGACGACAGCTTGATCGCCGGAAAGTCGAACAGCAACGTCTCGCGGTTGCCGTCCTTGCGTCCGAGGCGCATGTCGAAGGAAACCTGCGTGTTGTTCAGGATCTGGTTGTAGATTGAGGCATCGCCGAAATAGGTCTGCAGCTGCCCCGTGACCGTGAACTGGCCGCCGCCGATGCCGACTGCGCCGAGCACGCCGAGCGACTTCTGGGCGCGATAGTTGTTGTTGATGTTGAAGGAGGCGGCCAGCACGAAGTTCGGCCCCGTGACGGCCGCTCCGTTGAAACCGATGCGACCGATGTTGGATGTGGTGTTGAGCACGCCAAATTCCGGCGCCGGAATGTCGGTCGCGCCGGCCGCGCGCGCCGGGGTGATACTCGCGCTCTTGCCGACATAGGTCTTGGTATAAGTCGCGGGCGCCGCCTGCTTGGCATCGACCGCGAGCACGTTGAGCGCCTGGCCGGTGAAATATTCATAGTCGACCGGCGAATGATCGAGATATTGCCGCTCGATCGTGTTGCTGCGGATGGTCGTACCGTTCACCAGGAAGTCGCCGGCGAACACGCGCAAGGCCACGCCAGTGCCGGCGTCCGCCGTCCAGCCTGCCGGCACCACGTCGAACGAGAGCTTATGGGCGGCGACCGCCGAGATGCGACAGAAGTCATTGTCGGCGGCCGTCGCAAAGCTGTGGCCGGCATTGTCGCCGTCGCCGATCTTGACCCATCTGCCGGGCGAGAGGCCAAGCGTCGTGAAATCGAGCGCGGTCGACTGCAGGCCATTGCCGCCCACCGTGACTGCGGCGAGATCACCGCTCGCACCCTCGAATCCGACCTGGCGCACGGTCGCGCCGGCCGGGATCGGCGCCGTCTCTGCCGTGAAGGTCACCGCCGGATAGACAATGGCGGTCGCGGTCGAGGAGCTGACCCGGGCGAGCTTGTTGTTGGAAGGCGTCTGAAAGCCCGATATGGTGGTCAGCATGGCCGCGACGAACGCCGCGCCGCCGGCCCCGACCGTGATCGTCGTCGCCGAGACGTCGGAGATTTCGGTATCCGCCGTTGCGACCACAATCGACGGATTGTTCGACCAGGTGCCCCGCAGGGCCTCCTCGAAATCGTCGTCGGCGACGCCGAAGGCGATCTCGCCGGCGACATCACCGCCCGCATCCTCGTCGACCAGGATCAGGTCGGTCACCTGGGCGTCCGGGCGGATCTCCGCACTGATCACCGTCTTGGGGTTGGCGGCCAGACTGGAGGACGTCTGCCGCACGGCCTTGAAGACCGGATTCGCGGGCGCCACGCCGAACGTGGTCTCGCGGACCTTGGACAACTTGACGCGGTTCGTCGACTGCAGAACAGGCATGATCGGGCTCCTTGAAACTAGGCGAACAGATCGAGGTAGTACGGCACAGCCGACGACATCTTGAACCGGCCGCCCTGGTAGCTGGTGGGATCGACGATCGCGGGACTCGGCGCGAAGGTCGTCACGCCGTCGAACTGCTTGCCCCGGAATAGCGCGCGAAGCTGGTCAGTCAGCGCAAGCGGCTGCGCGAGGCCCCCACCCGTCTGGAAAGACATCACAAGACGAATGACGCCGCTTTCGCGAAACACGTTATTGCCGGGCGCGCCGATCGTGATCTGATCCTCCCGCGCGACCGGATATTCCACCGTCACATAGGGCGAGCCGTCCGGCGTGCCCTGCCCCGTGGCGTCGTCCTCGATGATTGACGTTTCTGTCCAGCTTGCTTTGAGCCGCGCCGTCACCGCGGCGACCAGTGCCCCGCTCGGCATTTCACGATCCCAACGCGATGGTGATCGCCGGCGTGTGCTTGATTGACGCCGCGAGCACGCCGAAGGGCGCGCGATAGGAAAAGCTGATGTCGAGCTGCGGGTACCGCATCCGCGCCAGCGCGGCGACCGCCTCGAACACGCCGCTGGGCGCCTGGCGCGATTCCGGTGGCTTGTGCTCGCCTTCGATCTTGCAGGCATACGGCACGCTCGACAGGAACACGAACTCCCTGCCTTCCGGGATTTCGCCGGTGACATCGGTCAGAATGCCATCGACGAAGAACGCGAACGAGCGCCTGAACCGGCCGGACAGGACCGGCGCGAAGGCCTCGAGCTCGGCGGCGATCCAGGCGAAAACGTCCGGCATCAGATCAAAGGTGTAGACGATCACGCCATCCGGTCTGACGCGGTCCTCCGAGGCGCCGGCGACGCCGTCGACCTCGACCGTGTGCTGTGGCGTGAAGCCGAGCGCATCCGCGTTGATCTTCTCAGCCTCCGCGAGTTGCTCGCGCGCAAACGCGGCCAGCTCGGCGCTCAGCGCCGCCGGCGACAGGTCCTCCTCGAGGAGCGCGGCGAGGTCGAGATCGCCACCCTCGATCGTTGCAGTGATCATCAGCCTTTGACCTTCATGTTGATGCGCACCACCTCGCCGCCGGGCATAACGGGATCGACGAAGAACACGTCCTTGGGCGGCAGCCCGCGCATCAGGACCTTGTCCGTGGTGCCGGCGCGTGGAATGCTCTCGTCGACATCGAGGGGCGGCAGCCGCGGCGGCGAGCTACCGGGCCACTGTGCCGCCTTGATTTGCGTCGGCGAGATGATGATCTCGAACGTCGTCACGGGGATGCCGGCAACGGTCTGCTCAGTGCTCATGGCCGTCACCTTGGCGCGGCATTTCACGTCGACCGCGGTTTGGTTCGGCAGCGTGCCGAACAGCCGGCGGAGAATGATGTCCTCGCCCGCACGCGCGAGCGCGTTGTCCAGGGCAGCGATCAGGTCCGCGCTCATAGCGTCGCTATCGTCGGATCACTTATTGGCTGCACGCTTGATGTCGCTCTTGCTCGTCACCGAGAGCTCAAGCCCTGCGTCCAGCACAAGGACGCGGCCAAAGAGATTGAGCCGCCGCTCGAGCTGCGCGCGAAGCTCGACGGCTGTCACCAAGCTGAGCGGTTTTGTGGGGCGCACCGCGAGCACGTCGTCCGGGCCGAGCTCAAGCCTGGTCACTTGAAATTCCACATCATCGAGCATTTTCACGAACCCTCTCCTTGTCAGGCAACGGCAACAAGCGGCCGGCGAAATGGCGCGATCGAGGCGAGCACCCGCGGCGGCAGCAGGCCGGGATCGCCGACCGCGCCAACCCAGAACTGCCGGTCGATCACGCCCGGAATGGATTCCGATCGCAGCGTCGGATCGCGGCCGCGGCTGGCCCAATAGTCCGATACGAGCGCGACCACCGCGCCCTCGATCGCGTAGGCGAGATTGCGGCCGTCCTGGCCCGGCAGGATGAAGCCACCCGTGTAGGCGACGACCACTGACTTGCGGAAACACCAGGCGCAGGGAATGCCGTCGGTCGAGAGCCGATCAAGCAGACCCGCGTCGGGATCGAGGCGGCACTCCGCGGGATCGAGCACGATGTCGTCGACCGTGACGCTGGCGATCGCGGAGACCGGTGTGCGGTTGAGGAACAGCGTCGTTTGCGCCGGATTGCCCAAGTGCGCCACACGAAGCACATGCCTCTCGTCATCATGCCAGAAGGTCTCCTTGACGTCCTCCCGCGGCAGACGCTTGCCGACGGCGGCCTGGATGTCCGAGGAGGCCTCGGCGATCTTCGCCTCCAGGATCTCGTCATTCGCGTCCGTCGTGATCTGGAGCTCGGCCTTGACGCGCTCAAGCGTGGTCAACAGCTCGGACTCGGCCGGCGTGACGATCTCGATGATGGAGCGCATCAGCTGCCGATCGCGATCCAGTTGACCTTCTTGCCGAAGGTCGAGGCTGCCGCCGGCGTCGGGTCGGTGCCGCCGGTGTTCTGCCAGGTCTTGATGATGATCGAGCCTGCCGCCGGCGCGCCGGCCTGGTCGCCGAGCTGGGCCGTCACCATGAATGGATTGTCGGTCGGGTCGGACTCCAGCACGGCGCCCACGGAGACAACCGTCGAGAGCCCGGTTGCGA